GCGCTGCAGCACCCGGGCGTCTACTCGGAGTACGAGACCTTCCTGCCCGCGACTTGGGGCCTGGTGCGCGACGCGGTGACTCTGGCTCAGGACTTCAACTCGGCCGGCAATGGCCTGGTGGTGAAGATTGGACCGGACGACGTGACGACGCGCACGATCGAAGTGGGCGGGAACCTGGTGGTCGAAGATGGCAACGGAGTGGGCGACAACCCGTTCATCTACGACACGCCGATCTCCAACCTCCCGATCCGCAGCGGAGGGTTGAACGGTCACGAAGCCGTGGCCGTTGACGACGGGGATGGCACCTCGTACCAGGTGAGCGTGCAGGACATCGCAGACCTCGCAGGTTCCGGCTCAGGATCCGTGACCTCGGTGGGTATCACGCCAGCGGACGGGGTCACGTCCGTTGGAGGGCCGATCACTTCATCCGGATCCATCACCATCGGGCTCGGCAACATCACGCCTACGTCAGTGGCCGCCAGCGGCACGGTGGCAGGCTCCAACCTCAGCGGCACCAACACCGGCGACCAGACCATCACCCTGACTGGTGATGTGGCAGGTTCCGGGACCGGGTCGTTTGCCACCACCCTGGCAACGGTGAACAGCGACGTCGGGTCATTCGGCTCCAGCACCGCCATCCCGTCGTTCACGGTCAACCCTAAGGGTCTGGTCACAGCGGCCAGCACCAACGCGGTCGTGGCACCGGCCGGCACGCTGACAGGTACCACTCTGGCCGCCAACGTGGTCACCAGCTCGCTGACGAGCGTCGGTACGATCAACACTGGGGTGTGGCAAGGCACACCGCCGGCAGCCAACTTCGGAGGCACGGGCTTCTCCACCTACGCGGTGGGTGACATCCTCTATGCCAGCACCGCCAGCGTGCTGTCGAAGCTGGCAGATGTGGCGACGGGAAACGCACTCATCTCTGGTGGGGTCGGCGCGGCGCCGGCCTGGGGCAAGATCGGACTCACCACGCACGTCAGTGGCACATTGGCCACCGGGAACGGAGGCACCGGGTTGTCGTCCTACGCTGACGGAGTGGTCCTGACATCCATATCGAACAGCCTAACCCCGATAGCGGCCGGCGTTGATGGCCAGGTTATCGTGCGCGTCGGCGGTTTTCCCGCTTGGTCAAACGCACCGAGCAGTGCCCTGACGTCCACCAACATCGGCTACGGCAATGGGTCGAACGTGCTTACCGGCACGTCCACCTTCACCTGGGCGAACTCGACGCTCACGATGCAGATGGGCGCCGGCACGGGCCCGTCTACACTTCGCACGGCCAACGCTTCCAGTGGCGCAAATGCCGCCTCCTTGACCATCCAAACCGGCGATGCTGCGCCCAGCGTTGTCGGCGCTGGCCTGCTGACCATCCAAGGCGGTGCTGGCGCCGGCACGTCCGCTGCCGGCAGCATCGCCATAACGGCCGGCAACAACCCAAGTTCAGGTGCTGGTGGATCCGTGTCAATCACGGCCGGAACAAGTTCAAGCGGTACAGCCGGCAATTTCACCGTGGTGGTCAACGGCACCACGCGGTTGACCATCTCGAACACGGGCGCGGCCACGTTTCAGTCGTCGCTTGCTGGCACATCCGGCGTGTTCTCGTCCACGCTGGAAAGCGCGTCGCTGCTGGTCACCGGATCGACGGCGCCAGCCAACGGTATGTATCTCCAAGCCGCGGGCGTGGTTGGGTTGTCCGCCAACTCGACGGCTGCTTACAAGTACGGCTCCAACGCATTCCTGGCCCAGAACAACAACACCCGGGACTTGGGAGAGACCAGCACCGGCAATTGGCGCAACATTTACTCGCAGAACGCGGTCACAGTGGCGTCCGACAAGCGCAACAAGATTGAAGTCCAACCTGTGGCTCTCGGGTTGGATTTCGTGGAGTCGTTGAGGCCGGTGTCATACTTGCAGAAGGTGGGCAGTAATATCGTCACAGTGCTTGACGACGACGCAAGAACGCACGTCGTCACGCCGATCCCCGGCCGCCGCCGACACTACGGGTTCATTGCCCAGGAGGTTCAAGCCGCATTGGCCGAGCAAGGGTTGGACGGGGCCAGTTTCGCTGGCTGGAACCTGGCTGACCCTGACGACCCGAAGTCTGAGCAGGCATTGCGGTACGAGCAGTTCATCCCTATCCTGTGGCGGGCGGTGCAGGAACTGGCAGCCAAGCAGAAATCGTGATCGCCGGCACCCAGTTCACGATCCAACCCCTGCCAGCGCTGCGCGTGCGCCCGAACCTCACCGCCGGGCTGGCGGAAGTTCAGGCAGAATGCGAAGCTGACAGGGCCACCTGCCTGGTGTGCGAGGACGTAGTGATCGTCTTCGACCTCCGAGCGCGGGATGGAGCCCTGGAGATGTTCGTCTGGCTGGCCGTGGCCCTGAAGCACGGCGCCTTCGAGCGTCAAGCCGCCGCGGTGTGCGCAGTCGCCCGCGATCTCGGAGCAACAACGGTCGCCTTCGAGTCTCGGAGGCGGGGTTGGGCGAGGCGGCTGGGTCCTGAGTGGCGCCCCCGCGGAACCCGCGAGTTCGTCCGAGAGGTGTGACATGGGCGGTGGTGACGACGGAAAGGTGCAGGAGACCGCACAGGAGCGCGCGCTGGCCCAGCACGCGAAGGACTCCTACGCCGACTGGAAGCAGCGCTGGCTACCGCTGCAGAAGCAACTCGCCCGCAGCATCACCGCAGCCGGCGACGAGAACTCCCCACAGCGCGGCCTGGCCGCCGGCAAGGCGTCCACCGACACGGCCATCCAGTTCGCAGACGCCGGTAGCAAGCTGGAGAAGCAACTCACGGCCACCGGCGCAGGGTTGAATTCCGGCCGGGCCGTGATGGCCACCGCCGGGCTCGGCGACGACGCGGCCAAGTCCACCGGGATGGGGCTCACCATCTCCGACCAGCAGATGAACGACGCCTACGTCGAGGGTCTGGCCGCGCTGACCAGCCTCGGGCAGGGCCAGCGCGCACAGGTGGGTGACGCCATGGGCCTCCAGGCCCGGCAGAGCGCCCAGCAGGCGCAGTCCGACGCATCGATCGCGCTGGAGAACCGGGCCGGCAACGCCGAGCTGGTGGGCCAGTTCGCTGGGTACGGGCTGCAACAAGGCCTGAAGGGTGCTCCAGGCACGCCGCAGTACAGCTACAACAACGATGCTTCAGGGATGCAGTATTCGCGCACTGGAGCTGATGTGATGGGGAGGCGTTGAGATGGCCGGACTCAATCTCGGTAGCTGGATAGGCCAGCAACAGCCTTCAGCTTCCAACACCTTCGCCGCGCTCACGCGCGAGCAGTGGGCTGACTACCAGAACACGTTCGTCCCGCTGGAGAACCAACTCATCCAGATGGCCACCGACCCGGAAGCCGCAAACCGGGCGATGGCGGACGCCAGCCAGAACGTCAACGACTCTTTCGCGGCGCAGGAGGGCGCCACGGGACGCCGGCTGCGCGGGTTGGGCCTGCAGTTGACACCTGAGCAGCAGACCGCCAGCACGCGGGCCACGGCCCTCAGCAAGTCGCTGACGGACGTGCAGGCCCAGAACACGGCTCGGGACCTCACGGTTCAACGGCAACAGCAAATTTTGGGCAACCCTGCACCCCAAGGAGTTTGACATGGCCACTCGTGGTCTCGGAATCGGAGCCAACCTCGCCACCCTGGGTGCCAGCCGCGGTCGCGAGGCGATGTACGAGGCTGCTCAGGCGGCAGGCACGGAGCAGCGCCGCAACATCGCCAACCAGCAGATGGAGCAGAACGAGAAGGCTGGCAACCGCCAGCTTGGCGCCACGATCGGATCGACCATCGGCATGGCCTGGGGCCCGGTGGGCTCGCTTGTGGGCGGCGCGATCGGCTCGATTGCCGGAGGCCTTTTTTAAGCCATGGCCACCAGCTTCGGTGCGGGCGCCGCCCGCGGGATTGAGACAGGCTTCGGCCTCGGGCTGCGTGCTGACGCTGCGGCGGAGGAGAAGCGCCAGCGTGGTGTCCAGGAAGCCCGCCAGGCACAGGCCGACACCCGAGCCGAGGAGGAACTCGGGCTCCGGCGCAGCGCGGACCAGCGAGCCGAGACCCGGCTGCAGGACGCAGAACGTCGCGACGCCACCGCTCGGGCGACCACGGCGCTGACAAGCCGCCGGGCTGAACTCCTGGCCGCCAGCACCGCTGCGCAGACTGCAGGGGCGCCAGTCCCGGCCGGCACGGCCGAGGAGTACAGCGTGGTGTCCGGCCGGCTGGCGAAGCTGCGTCAGGCGGCGCTCGACGACGCCTCACGCCTCGCCGCTGGCCAGCTTGACCTGGGCAGCATGTCACCGGCCCAGGCGTTCAAGGCCGTGACCGTGGGCACCGGCATGACGATGAAGGACCTGGCCGGCATGCCGCAGCACGCCAACGACCTGCAAGCCGGCATCGAGACCAACAACCAGGGCCTCACGCTCCAGGCCGTCAACGGGCTGTTCGCCCCGCGGCTGCGGCAGGGTGTGGGTGAGGAGGCGCCCTCGGACGGCAAGATCACCCGCAAGGAGGTGATCCGCCTCGTGCCGGCGAAGGACGCCAATGGGCGGATGGACCCGGACAAGGTGTTCCCGGTCATCCGTGTCTACGTGCAGCGCCCCGGCGACACCCAGGAGCGCTACTACGACGCCCCCATGACGCGCGGTGCCTCGGTGCAGGACGAGCAGGTCGAACCCATCAGCGTCAAGAAGTCGTTGGATTGGGTTGGGAACCTGGGTGTGCTGACGACCGCGTTGCAGCGCCCGGACATCGCCGAGAAGATGGCGCAGGGCGAGCGTGAGGTCGGGCCGGAGGTGCAGAAGTACTTCGACGAGTTCTACTCCCTCACGAAACCCAGCAAGAAGACCGTAACCCGTGAGAAGGTGGATCTCGGTGACCGCGTGCTGGACCGTGAGATCGACATCACCGGCAAGGTGGTCAACCAGACGGAGTTGAAGAAAGGTGCAACGCCGAAGCTGTTCTCGCCAGGCGCCGGGGTGTCTACGTACCGGGCCAAGATGGCGGACATCGACCAGGCAGAAGTAGACGGCGACATCACGCCCGAAGAGGCGGCGGCGATGCGCAAGGCCAACATGTCAGGCATCAGGCCGACAAAGGCCGCACCCAATGCTACGCCAGGTGAGGTTCTGGCGAATCCTGACCTGCACGGTGAGGATTTCCTGAAGACACTCCCGAAGGCGGATGCGGATGTGGTTCGTGCCCTGGCCGAAGGGAAGATTAAGCCCACCGACATCAGCACCAAGGGCGAGGAACGGAGGCGCATGCTGTCCCTGGCGCTGCAGTACAAGCCTGGCGCCGACATGGGCAAGCAAAGCGAACTCGGGTCTCGGGAAGCGATATTCATCCAACGGGTGCTGTTGTCCGGAAATGAAGCTGCCAAGGATCTGGAGAGCGTCACGAGCCTCCCGCTGACAGCCAGCACCGGTCTGTTCGGTGGGCGCAAGCAAGGTGTCGGGTTGATGGATGCCGCCAAGGAGGTGCTCGCCAACAAGATGACCGGGCAGGAGGCGCAGTCGTACAACGTCATGGCTACCGGCTTCCAACGCTCTCTGGCCGCCATCGAGTCCGCGGGCCTCGCACCCTCCGGTTCGTTGACTCACCAGATGGATTCCGTGCTGTTCAAGGAAGGCGACACCAACCTGACGAAGCTGCAGAAGCTGGCGCAGACCCGACAGATCGTCGAGGCCGGGTTGGAGACCACGATCGCCAACCCGCGGGTGCCGAAGGAAATGCGGGATCACGCCGAGGAAGTCGTAGCCAACATCCGGAAGTCGGTACCGTTCACTCAGCGCGATCTGTCGCAGTTGACCAAGGGCCAGGAGGACAACCCCAACCTGACGTTGAAAGACGTGGTTGCGGCCCAGAAGGCTCAGGGTGCGGCCACTGCGCCAGCCCGTGGCCTCGGGCTGCAACAGCCTGGTGGTGCTGCGGCTCCGAAAGCACCGCCTGGCGTGCGTACCGCCACCAACCCGAAGACCGGTGAGAAACTGATGCTCCAGAACGGTCAATGGGTACCCCTCAAATGAATGATCCTGCACTGCCTCCCGGCTTCGAGGAAGATCCGCCGCCACCTCCTGGTTTCGAGATGGACGCCGGAGGCGATGCTGCGCCCGCGCCGGCCTTCTCCAGCGTCCCGACACTGGACCCCGCCTCCGGCCGGGTCAGTCAACCTTCCCTGCCGGGGCGGTCGTCTGCCCCACCCACGCTGACGCAGAAGATCACGGCGCTGGTGGAAACCGGCATGCACCTGGCGAGCGCGGCCACCGGCGGGTTGCTCGGGGCCGTGGGTGGGGGCCTCGGGGCGTTCGCAGGCTCGGCTGCCAGCGGCGGGCTGCGTCGCCAGGCGGACGGCAGCGTGCCGGCGCTGGACGCGATCGGTGCGGGTGCCAAGGAGGGGGCCGCCAGCCTCGTCTACAACCCCCGCAGTGAACTTGGGCAAGAGCGTGCAGCCCAGGCGGCCGAGGGTCTGTCCCAACTCGCACCTCTGGGAGGCCTGCCGGCTGAAGCCGCAGCACTCAGCAGTGCCAGCCGGATGGTGGGTCGCGACCTGCGTACCGCGGGCTCCGCGGCGCTGGACGCGAACCGGAAGTTCAACGCCACCCGCACGGTTGCCCGAGAAGTGAAGGCTGCTAAGGAAGCCGCCCTCGCGGCCCCGGAACGGGCCGGCATCGAAGCCGCGCACGAGGCCGGGTACAAGCTGACCCCGAAGGCGGCCAATGCCGGTGTGGCTGCCCGCATGACTCAGACCGCAGCCGGTTCTGGGCGGCTGGAGAAGGAGTTCTCCGCCCACAACGCCGAGAACACCTCCAGGCTCGCCCGTCAGGACGTGGGCCTGCCTGACGACGTGCCGGCGACGCCTGAAGCCACAGCCGCGATCCGCAAGCAGGAAGGTGAGAACTACGCGGTCGTGAAGGACGTTGGCCGGTTCGAGAACGACGCCCAGTACGGCAAGGACCTGGACAACATCACCAGGCCGTACACCGAGGCCGCCAAGGACTTCCCGGAGCTGCTGAACAATCCCATCATCAAGCGCGTCGAAGGCCTGCGCAAGGCGGATGTGGATTCGGCCTCCGCGATCGAGGTGGTGAAGGACCTGCGCAACGAGGCCGACAAGGCGTTCCGGGCCGGCGACAAGAAGCTCGGGGCCTCGTACCGTGCGGCTGCATCTGCGGTGGACAACTCCTTGGACCGGGCGTTGACACGCATGGCGGAGACGAAGCGCTCGCCGGAACTCGCCGACGCGGTGGCCAAGTACCAGGCTGCCCGGGTGCGCATCGCCAAGACGTACCTGTTGGACGAGGCCATGGACGGCAAGCCGGGCGAGGTGAACGCCATGGCCTACAAACGGGCGCTGGAGAAGGGTGCCAAGCTCACCGGAGGTGCCAAGCAGATCGCTGAGTTCGCCAAGCAGTTCGGCGAGGAGGGCCTCGCACAGAAGAAGGGCAAGTCCGGCGGTACCGGCCCTGACTTCCGCGACATTCTGCTGGCGGCGCTTCACGGCCCGACCACCGCGCTGGCGGCGCTCGTCGCCCGGCCCGGGGCGCGTGCCGCCCTGGGTAGCGAATTCATGCAGAAGCGCATGGCAGGCAAGAAACCCCAAGCCCCGGCCCCCAAGCCGGAACTCACCGCCGAGCAGTCACCATTCCCGGCTCGGGAGGACGGTGCACCGCCCGCGGGCCCGCTGGGCGACTTGACGCCAGACTGGGAGACCGCGCCCGGCGCTACGGCGTCCGCAGGCCGCCAGGAGGTGGTTCCGACTGAGGGGCTGGTGCCCGCGGTCGATGAGGCCGGCGGGCCTGCCCGGGTGCGCCCCGGTGGCGCCGACCTACGGATCTCCCGAGAGAACCAGTCGGATGCCGGCCCGGTGAAGCAGGTGGTGGCCGAACCCCCAACTCCCGGCCGGCGAGCCGGCGAGCAGATCCCGGCCGTGCCTGGGCGTCCGGACCTGCCCGACGCCATGGTGGGCGGTCCTCCGAAGGAGGTCGGCGCCACGGAGCCCACCGGCCGCGCGATGCAGGACGCGCTGGCGACGATCGACGAGTTCGAAGCCCAGAACCCCGGCAAGATCCCGGTGGGTGAGGCCACCGAGGTCGCGCCTACCGACCCGCGCCTGGCGGAGATCGAACAGTTGCAGCAGGGTGCGAAGTCAGAAGCCGTGAAGAAGGCGCTGACCGCGGAGGCCGCCAAGCTCAAGCGCGAGATCAAGGCCCAGGCCGAAGCCGAGAAGCTCAAGGCCGACGTGGCCGAGTTGCGCCAGGTGGCCGCGGGGGTCAAGGACGCGAAGCTGAAAGAGCGCCTGCTGGCGCGCGCTGAGGACCTGGAGAAGCCGGAGAAGATCCCGGTCGGTGAGGTGACCGAAGGTCAGCCCGAGATCAAGACCGAGAAGGTCGGCAAGATCCCGGTGGGCAAGGCCACGGAGGTGCCCAACGAGCCCGCCACCGGTCGGGCACCGGAGATGAAGAAGCTCCCCACCGGTGAGGCCACTCACGTCACCGACTCGGGCGTCGAAGAGGCGATCCCTGTTGGTGAGGCCAAGGAGTTGTTCACCGCGCCCGGCAAAGGCGAGGCGAAGGCTCCGGAGGCCGAGGTGCGGCTGGAGAAGGGGCCTCGCGGTCAGCTTGAAGGCTTCGACAAGAAGGGCGACCCCTACCAGGTCAAGGTCAGTGAACAGGTGCTTGGGGCCGACAAGAAGGAGAAGGCGATCCTGGTGGAGGTGCATGACCCGGTGACCGGTCAGCGGCGGGGGTTCGTGGACTTCGCGATCCGCAAGGACGGCACTCTGGTGGCCGAGAACGTGAAGGTCGCCCCGTACCTCAGAAGGCGCGGCTTGGCGGAGATGATGTACCGGGCGGTCCGGGATGCCGGTCACGATATCGCTCCAGGCCGCGTGCAGACCACTGACGGTCTCGCATTCGTGGAGGAGATGCAGAGCAAGAATATCATCAACAAGGAAGCTGACGGCCCTCGTGCCAAGGCTTCAGACCTCAAAGGAGACCAAAATGGTCAAACCGCCGAAACCCGCAAAGAAAAGCCCGTTCCCGATACCAAAGCCGAAGCCGGCAAAGAAAGACCCTTACCCGAAGGCGTGACCTTGCGGCCGGTGAAGACTGGCGGTTTCGAGGCGGTGAACAAGCAAGGCAACCGCATCGGGCGCGTCACACCAACCGGCGAGGTGACCGTGGACAATGCGTTCGCCGGCAAAGGCATCGTGCAGGCCCTGCGCGACGCGATGAAGAAACCCAAACCCTGAAGGAGAACCCAATGATCGAGATCCTGCTGGCCTTGGTCGCCTACCGTGCGACCATCTACGGCGTGAAGAAGCTCCCCGAGTCCAAAGTGAAAGACGGCTTGCTGGTGGTGCTGGTCGGCCCCCACCCGACGACCCCGGTGTGAAGTCGCTGGCCCTCGTCCTCCTGCTGGTGGGGCTCTGCGCCCGCTTTGGGTGGATGTGGGCACCCATCGCGATGCAGGCGAACGTGTGGAACGCCTCCGGGGCCATCTATACGGCGTTGCTGCTGGGCCTGCTGGCCGCGGTGTTCCACCGCAGCGAGGAGATGGGGTTGGTGCTGGCGTACCTCATTTGCCTCCAGCTTGCCACCGCCGGTTGTTCCGTAGCCTGGCTCATCGAGCCGTGGACCCCGGTGCCTGGCGAGGCCCAATGTGATGGGGTGTTCAACACCCCGATCACCTTGCTAGGGATGTACATCGGTCTCATGGTTTCGCTTGCCGTACGGAGCAGTAGTCGTGGAAAAAATACCAAATCTTGAGACCTTCATCGCCGTCGTAGCGACGGTGGTGTTCGGCCAGCAAATGGGGCCTTTAATCAGCACATTCGCGCTGATCGTGTTCGGGTGGTTCGGGGGCATGTTGGTCGGCCTGTTGAGGCTGCAGTCCGACCCTGAAGGCGGCGGGGTGAGGGTGCGTGCGCTATGGTTCGTGATGGTCTCGTTCGTGGTGACGGTCGGCAGCGCCAGCACGGCGGCCACCTGGCTAGCGGCCCACAACGGTGGTAACCCTACCGACTGGTTGTTCTTTGTCGCGCTTGGGATTCCCGCCATCGGCATGGACTGGATCAGGGTTGGTCAGTGGTCTGCGGCGCTAGTCAAGCGCCGCATTGAGCGATTCGTGGAATCGCGATCTAAGGGGTGAGTAAATGATGACGATCGTGACGTTGATCGCGGCCAACATGGCCATCTGGGCGGTGCTGTGCCGCATAGCGTTCATGGTCTCCGGCCGGACCCGGGGCGTGGTAGTGTTCCAGCACGCCGTCCTGGCGTTGAGCCTGTTTGTGGCCGGCATGACGGCGCTGGACTGGAGATTGCTGCGTGCTTACGGAGCCGAAGGCTGGGTCGTGGACCTGATGGCGCAACCACGGATCGGGGTCGCGGTATTGAGCGTCGGCGTCATGGTCTACCTGCTGGCAGGGTCGGCCCGCTGGCGCCACGGAGCCCCGGAGGGCACTCTCAAGCCAGGTCAGCAGGTGCACCAGCAGCGAGTCCCGAGTCGCGTTCGCCTGGCTGGAAGGTAACAGCCGTTGCGCCGCCCGGGGGCCGGGCGTAGCATGGTCTGAGGAGGGCACAAACCATGCTCACTCTCGACCACCTGATCGCGTGCGGTATCGGGCCGACCCAGGCCCGCACCTTCCTCGCTCCGCTCCAGCAAGCCTTCGAGCGCTTCGAGATCCTCAGCCCGGTGCGCATGGCGGCGTTCATCGCCCAGGCGGCTCACGAGTCGGTCAACTTCACCCGGTTGGAGGAGAACCTGCACTACTCGACGCCGGAGCGCATCGCAGCCGTGTTCCCGTCCAGCGTGCCGTCAACCGCTGCTGCGGCGCCGCTCATCCGCAATCCTGAAGCCTTGGCCAACCGCGTGTATGCCAACAGGCTCGGCAACGGCGACGACGCCAGCGGAGATGGGTGGAGGTACCGGGGCCGTGGTCTCTTCCAGATCACCGGCCGGGCCAACTACATGGCCGCCGGAGGGGCGCTCGGGGTGGACCTGAAGAACCACCCGGCCATGGTGGCTGAGCCTGAGAGCGCGGCCATGACCGCCGCATGGTTCTGGTCCGCCGCCGGCTGCAACGACCTGGCTGACGGCTCACAGATCGACGCCATCACCCGCAAGATCAACGGCCGAGCCATGCTGGGTGCTGACGAGCGGCGCTGTCGGTTCGACCGCGCCTTGCAGGCCCTGTCGTGATCGCCGCCTATGTTGCTGGCGCGGCGCTGGTTGCAGGGATCGGTCTGGGCTGGACGGTCGCTGACTGGCGAGCCGACGCCCGGGAACTGCAAAGGGTCCAGGCTCAGAAGGAAGTGGCCGACGAGCAGCAACGCATGGTCTCACAGGCATCGGCCAGGTTTGAGACTCAACGAGAACAACGTGGTGCGCGAGAGCGCATCGTCGTGAAGGAGGTTCAACGTGTTCTGGAAAAGCCTGTGTACCGCAACGTGTGTCTTGATGACGGTGGGTTGCGCATCCTCTCTGACGACATCGCCGCCTCCAACGCTCGCCGCCAACTTGGACCGGCGCTGCCCAGCGCTTCCAGCCCCGACCGGTAAGACCGGCGCAGACCAGGTGCTGTGGAGCCGCGAGGTCATCGTGCTGTACGACGAGTGCGCTTCGCGGCTCGACTCGGTGCTTGAGGCTTGGCCGAAGTAGAAAGGCCCGGCCGCCTTGTGGACGAGGGCGTTCTCACTCATTGCGCGCCGCCTCCCACCACTCGTTGTCGAAACACCCCTTACCGGTGACCCAGCCTGGTATCCAAGGCCCTCCTAGAGTCATATGGGCTATGCCCAGGTTGTCGGGCCTCTCTACTTCGTCGCAGAGCCAGTTCCAGGCCGGGCTCAGGTCACCGATCTCGTCGTCGTGCAGCCAGTAAAACCTGTGCAGGTCGCGGCCAGGCCGGTTGTTCACGTCCCAGAGCGTGAGCCGGCGGTTGGCGGGGTGGGAGCAGTCGAACAACATCACCGAAGATTGGTTTTTCCTGACGTAGTTGCTCTGCTCCTGATTCACCATCTTGAACCGGGTGGATGGCGTGTAGTCGTGCTTCACGACGTAGACGGCCTTGCCCGGTTCGATCTCGTTCAACATCTCTTCCGGGTTGCGCAGGAACACCACGTCGCAGTCGGTGAAGAGTGCGAAACCCTCCTGGCACAGGATCGGAGTGAGGAAGCGCGAGACCGCGAAGCGGGTGCTCTTCTTCGCGTTGGACACCAGGTCATAGTCCTGGCCGCCCCGGTGGTCGCCGAGCCTGTTGAGCAGGCCGTGGGCCGCCAGCTTCTCCGCGTCCAGCAGTTCAGCCGGCACGTTGGACACGCTGCGCAGCGACTTGAGCGCGACACGCGCGGCTTCCGCTTCGCGTTCGTCGTAGCCGATCAGGATTCTCATGTTCAACCGTGCTCCACTTCGACTACCCAACAGATCAGATTCCCGTCGCCGTCCTCGACACGAGCACAGCCTTCAGTTCCTTCAGCGCACTCCTCCACGTGGTGCCCAGGGAAGGACTTGTAGCCCCGTGCTTTCCGTAGCGCCGACCTGTGCGTTCCGGCCTCTACCGGTTTCCCGTCCACGATGTACTTCTTGAGTTTCATGTCGGCACCAAGATGTAGTCACCGCTTATCTCCTCGACCACCTTGTAGCCCCACGACTCCAGGAGGTGCACGGCGCCCAGCGTGGGTAGCCCGAACCGCGAGGCCATCTCCCGCTTCTGCTCCACGACGATCACTGGCTTGCAAGCCTTGATCGTCTGCTCACCGCCGCGCAGGACGTTCTCTTCAAAGCCTTCGGTGTCGATCTTCAGGAAGTCCAGGTCGTTGAGCCCGAAGCTGTCGAGGGTGCGCATCTCGATCTCACCAGGCCCGCCCACCGCGCTGTTACCGCTGCTTCCGACTTCGGTGTCAATGGAGACCATGCTGGGCTTGGCCCCGAGCGCGTACGGCAACAGAGTGACTTGGCCAACTCCAGTGACGTTCTTCTGGAAGCACTCGCGGTGTTCGGCTACCGGCTCGAAGGCGAACACGGTGTCGAACGCGAACGCCAGGTTGCGGCTCCAGAGCCCGACGTGCGCTCCGACATCCACGGCCAGCCGGAACGAAGTGCAGCGCTTGAGCGCCGCGATCTGTTTCGATCCTTGGTAGGCCGACCGACCGTTCATCTCGACCTTGTTCTTCTTGCTGTCCATCCAGGCCGTGAGGTGCTGCTCATGGTCCGGGAACCACCAGCCTTTGTGAAGTTTCATTCCAGGATCTCCTTCAAGTTGCGAACCACCTCGTCAACCGAGATGGCTTCCATGGACGTCCGGCAGCCGGGGCAGTCGGTGCGCATGCCGCACGCTGGCCCGGCATGCCGGATGTTGCGGTGCGCGGTGTAGCCGGTGATGTCCGGGCTGATGAACTCGCTGAACAATACCACGGCCGGTGTGCCCACGGCCGCAGCCGCGTGCATGAGGCCGCCCTCAGTACCGACGAACGCCTTGCAGACCGAGAGCACGGCGCAGGCGTGGCGGAAGGACGGCGACACCACCCACGACACGCCGTGCAAGGTCGGCTGGAGACCGTTCGAGATGCACTGCACGAACCGCGTTTCCGGCATCGCGCGCACCACCTCCTGCCACCGACCCCAACTCCAGGCCTTGTTCGTGTGCCCGATGGCCTTCACGTTCGGTTCGACCATCACCATCCCGCGGTACAGCTCCGCGAACGCCAGCTCGGCAGGCGTGAACACGATCTGGGCCGGCGTGGGGCCGTACGGCTTCCACGTCCACCGCTCCGCGGTCTTGGCCGCGATGTAGGGGCGCACGCCCGAGCCGTCCACGATGGTCTGGTACCGGCGGCCCGCAGGCCGGCGGGCGATGTATGGCAAACCATCCCAGAGGTCGGACCAGGCGCGAGTCCCGTTCCGGCCAAGGATGAGCACCGGGAGCTTGTTCTCCTGGTACAGCTTCCGGGCTCGGCCGGATGCCATCAAAAAATCACCGAGACCCATGGAACACCATCGCGGCTCGGAGCGGGTGTTGCGGATCACCTCGTGTGTACCGCCCCACGTCATCCGCCACGTCATCAACCGCCGCGTGCAGGCGGTCCAGGCGCACGAGAAGGCTCCTTGCCACTTCTACGGTCAAGGCTCCCGGGAGGGTCTTCAGGTACTGGATGAGTTCCTTGTCCGGCATCTGGGTAAGCCGGTGAATGTCAGCATCGGTCATGGTGTCTCCGTCAAGCAGAAGTCGAGAGGCGCAACCCGCGTTGCGTTCATGCCGTGGAACTTCTTGAGCCACCACTCGTACGGCTCGATGGTGACGTGCAGGTTGGTGCCGTCCGGAAAGCACTTCTTGGCCGGCCGGCAGCAGACGCTGGCCCAGACGAACAGCTTGGCGTGCCCGAACAGCCTGTCGATCAGCGCGTCCACGTCCTCGCGAGGCACGTGCTCCAGCACGTCACTACAGAGCACGCCGTCGAACTTGCGGCCCTCGGGCAGCACCCGGGCGTTGCCCTTGAACGCCGGGTCGTACAGCGTCACGTCCTTGCGCTTGACGCCGATGTCGCGGTGCAGGTTACCACCAGCGCCCCAGGCGTCCCCGCGACCGCAGCCGTAGTCGAGGATCGTCTTGGCGCCGGTTTTGCGGACCAGCTTGCGGATCGTCTTCTCGTGCTGAAGAATCGAGAGGCCGAAGAACGACTGGCCGCCTGCGGCCATGTCACGGTACAGCGGGGTCAGGTCGGTCACAGCTTGCGCCTCTTGGTGTGGAGGGTCTGAACCTCTCGTTGTACAGCTTCGATGTCCAGGACATCCCCGTCCCGGATGTTCCTGACGAACTGCCGTCCGCGGGACTCCACCGTGATCTGACCGACCACCTCCCGCCGATCGGGGTCCTCCTTGTGGGTCTTCAGATTCGCGAGGAACTTCCGGGCCTCAGCATCGTAGTGCTTGACTTCCATCTTCACGCGCCACTCCTCACGTACGTCCCGCACCACTCGATGAAGTGCCCACGCGTCACCCGCTCCAACCGCCAGCCCCGAACCTCCATCACTCGGTCGATGTGGTGGGGGTTGTTACCGCTGCGCGAGTCGATGATCGTGGGTGCGTGCTCGGGCGGCAGGCGAATGACCACCATGTCGATGGCTGCGTCCGCGAACCGGGCGCACGCCTCGGTGGGGTTCTTCAGCTTGTGGAGCACCGCCAGCAGCAGCACGACGTGGTACTTGCGCTTCGGAACCCACACGTTGGCGTCGCCGACCTCGAAGCAGGCCGCCAGGTCTGCGTGCACCCTGCGGCCGGTCTCGACGTGGGCCTTGACCACCTCGACGCCGTGCACCGCCACCGCGCCGCGGTGAGCCATCTCGGCCGTGAGCATGCCCTCAGCACAACCGATGTCGAGCACGGTCTTGCCGTGGACGAACTCGAACACGTGGTCCAAGCCCTTCATCTGGTCCTGGAGCGTGCGGTCGCCGGGGCGACCGGGAGTTGTGAACCATCCGCTTTTCACTTGCTTAGCCATTTCCACGCCACCCCCTGTTTGATTTCCAAAAGTGAAAATTGGTTGTCCGCCAGCACACCCATGACGTTGAGCCGGACCGGGCAATTGTCGTTGCCAACGTCAAAATTGCAACCCCACAGCGCCGACATGCTCGACACCTGAACCGGCACCCCGTGGATGAGCGCCGTAACCGCGGCGGCGGAGCTGTGGGTCACGAGCAGGTGCGCGTTCTCCAGGTCGTGCGGCAGGGTGCTTGCAGCTTTCAGCTTGTCGCGGCCCCACGCGCGGAACACCACCGGCGAGGCGTGGGCCAGGCTCTGCATCGTGTCCTTCGCCCAGTCGCCCGGGTACTGGGCGATGTCACGCATGAACGCGTCCGACTGCGGACACACCAGCGTGTGGCTGGTGGCGGTCGGGTGCCGCCACGGCTGCAGCTTGATGCCCAACGCCGCGAACCGAAAGCCGTCAGACTTGAGGTCCACCGCGGGCACTTGGAACCTGTTCCTCGTGATCCGGAACTGCGCGTGCGGCTCCTTGAAGCCGCGGGTCTGGTCGAAGTACGAGTTGTCGATCGAGTAGTACGGCCGCCGGAACCGGCGCACCTCGCGCCAGTGCTCGATGTTGGTCTCGTTGACGCCGTAGAAGACCGCGGCGTTCTCCTTCAGATCGCCGCAGCCCTCCATGAAGGCGTCGAGGAGGACTTTGGCTTTCGGCTTGCCAAGGGTGGGGTAGGGGGTCATTCGTCATGCTCCACGTAGCGATCCGCCGCGGTGTCCAGGTCGGTGGCGTCGAAGGGTGGCGTCTGCCACACCACGGCCGCCACAGGCGCCACCTGCTTCGACTGCTCGCGCAGCCAGCGCCAGCGGGCCGCGTCACGCTTCATTTCCTCGTCGCTCATTTCAGTCCTTCCAAGATTCTGGCGAAGGGTTCGCCGGTTGTGATTTCGTCTACGTGCCACTGCCCGTGGCTCATGCGGTGGAGGGCCTCTTTACGGTACAGGTCGCAAACCGGAACCCCACCACCGTGACGCGCTCTCCACGAGATTGCTGCCTGCTCGCAGACCCAGTGAGGCGCGCTGTAGTTCACCGGCACGCCCTCCACCAGAGCCCTGACCCCTGAGCCGCTGGACCAGATGACGCACGATTCAGCCTTCGCCAAGTCGGTCACCAGCGGCACCTTGGCGACGAAATTGCCAGGGTGAGACCTCACCTTGACCGGAAGCAGAATGATCTTCTTGAGGCTTTCGGCCATCTTGCGATCCCACCCTGGCGGGCTGGCCATGAGCTTCGAGCCGATGCCGCGCTGTGCGCACACCAGCACGTACTCACCACCCTCGCGCCACGGCTTGATCTCGAACCCGAGCTTCGTGAATCGGTCCTCGTCGCCCACCGGGAACCAGCCCGCGCCGTTGTGCTGGCCCACGCTGATCGCGTACATGGTCTTGTCTACCTTAGCTAAGTAGCCATTCTCCATGACGATGACGCTGCCGCCCCGGCGCTCCCAGTCCTCGGCCTCCGCCTCCTCGACGCCAGCTTTGCGGTTCCAGAGCACCAGCCAGTCGTCCTTGTGGAGTTGCGGGGCCTTGATGCTGGCCGCGAGCGCGAACCCGCAGCGCAGGAGGCCCGACTCGATGGCCTGGCGGCGGTAGTGCGGCTCTTTGCGAACCTTGACGACGGCAATACGGCTCATGGCTTGTTCTCGATCACCAGCACGTCGGTGACGTTGCCGATCTTCAGTTGCGAAGGCGAGGCCTGGACCTCACCACCGTAGTCCTTGGTCTCCAGGCCCAGGAGCCCGCGGACGACGTTCGCCTGAGCGCGTGCCGCGACTCGGAAGTCACGGCTCTCGTCGCGCCGGGCGATCTGGTCCAGCAGGTGGAGCACGCCGGTGAGCCCAGCCCGCCGCTGCACGCCTGTCGGTACCATCTCGCCGTCCGGACCTTCGTTGGGGTTGCGCAGACGGCGTTCTTCACCGCCGTCCACGACATAGGCTTCAGTGCTGCTCACGAGAAGTCCACGCAAGAGTTGCCGTAGAGCACAGCCTGGAACAGCGCTACACGGTCAGCTTTCTGCAGCAGGTTCAACCGTTTGGCGACCGACGACGCAGCCAAGAACCGATCGTGGAAATCCCCGTCGTGTGTGACGATGATGTTCACCTCGCCGAGCGAGTAGGACTTGAAGCACGAGTCGGACACGAAGCCGAGTTTGTCGCTGATGTCCGAACCGTCGTGTCCGTAGCCGTTCGCCACCAGGAACGCTTGAGCTTCGTCCCACTGGTCCTCGCCTACCAGTACCAGCACGTCCAGGTCGGTGTCGGCGGGTGGCGGACTGCACGTCACGCGGCTGCCGACCAACGTTGCCGAGATCAAACCCGGCATGCCTTCAGGTATCGGGATACTGTTCATGTCCTCAACTCCTCTTCGATTGTGCTCATCGGGAAACAGGTCAGCGCGCTCAAGGGATCGCAGTTCACAACCGTGCAGCCGTGAGCCTTGAGATCATCCGCCATCTTCGTGAACTTGTGGCGCCACTCATCTGGAAGCACCACCTGAGTGAGGGGTGCCGGGTGGTCTGGATGCCAGTGCTTGCGGCCGTCGATCACCCGCATGGTGAAGCCCAGAAGCAGGATCCGCCGGCAGCCGAACAGGAACGCGAGATTGATCGCCTGGTACCCGCTGTTCCCGCCCGTGTGCAGCACGTTCAGGCCCAGGCCGGGCCGGTTGACACCCTTCACGCGGTTGATCTTGTAGTGGTGCTCAGCCTGGTGGTCGCAGGTCCAGCGCTGCATCGGCGCGGGGACCTCCTTGTGGTACTTCTTCCACCACTGCATGTCGCCTGCGTACGCTACGTCGGCCCAGGGCGCGGGCTTGAAGGTGGAGTTGACGGCAATCGACCTCAAAGGGCCGGTACTGCCGCCGACGTGCTCGACCTGCTCCTCGGTGAGACCTGGGCCACTGGCCAGGATGACGCAGGTCTTGCCGGACCAGTCGAGCAGCTTGCTCATACCCCGAACCACCGCTTCAGCGCGTGCTCGGTGATCGCGGTCACCTCACCCGCGGTCGCGATCCGCGGTTCGGCGCTGCCCCACTCCTGGCCAAGGGGCCAGAACACCCGGGCCGACTCGTCGGTGGTGGGCGACTTGCGCATGAACGTGACGGTGCCGTCGTCGGCGTCGGTCTCGTGGATCTCGTTCGGCTCTTGCGAGTAGGTCTCTCCAGGGCGGTAGAACTCAGCAGGGAGGGCTCGCAGCCGAATACCCGCGGGTTCCGACTTCTTGAAGTACCCGTACCCCGGCTTGATAGTCATGTGCATGACCTCCGTGCCGTTCGCGTCTTCGACGTAGCGGCGGTTCGTCATCACCCCGGCAAGGATGGTCGAGTGCAGGCCCCACTGCAGGTGGTCGTGGATCATGCTGACGCCCGGCTTGCGGAACCGCGAGTCCCAGACATGCAGCCGGCAGTGGTTTGGCAGGTGAAGTCGGAGCAAGCCCATGCCTTGCAGGGACCACTCGAACGCATTGGCGTTGGTGAGGATGTGTTGCGCAAGTTCTCTCACCGTGACACTCCTTGCAGCCTGTCGGCCACCAGCTTGGTATAGCCCGAGATGTCCACCCACGAGTCGTCGTAGTTCGGGTCGCCATTCAGGATCCTGGCGATCTTGTGGACGACCATCTTCAACGCCTCCTTCTGGTCGGCTGCCAGCGCCGACCACTTCGGGCAGGCCCGCATCACGTCTTCCAGGTCCTGAGATATCTGAGCGTGGTCGGTGAACTTGCCGTAGCGCTTGCCGCGTTCGGTGAGGGTGTCGGTGAGGGTGTCGGTGAGGGTGTCGGTGGGCACCCCGATGACGGTGTTGGTCTCCGGGTCGTAGAGCATCCGACCTTCGGTCGGTACCGGCTGCTTGTCCAGCACCCCCGCGGCTGCCTTCAACTCCTCACCAGCCACGATCATCAGCCCTTGGGGGTCGTGCACCACGTCGTACGTGGCACGACGCTTCCCCGTCAAAGGGTTGAAGGCCCACGACTCGGTCGGGCACAGCTCCCGGTACTCCTCCGCCGTCAGTGAAACGTCAACGTGCCGGACACCGGTCACCGGGCTGTAGATCAACTTCATGATTCCAATCTCCTCTTCAGTGCTTGCAGCAGAACGTCTTGGACATCCTGCTTGGTTGAAATGCGTGCGATCACATCCTCGTCCACGGTATTACGAGCAACGATCTGATGGATAAAGACCGGTCGATCATGTCCGGCCTGAAGCTGACGGACCGGGCCGATCCGCTCGACGATCTGCTGCCTCTCTTCCAGTGACCACCAGTGCGAGAAGAAGACCAGGATGTTGCCCCCGTCTTGCAAGTTGAGGCCGTGGCCCGCAGAAGCCGGGTGAGCAAGGAGGAGTCCGATCCGCCCCTCGTTCCAATCAAGTATTGTTTGTGGTTTCTTGTCGAGGACCCGGGCTTGCGGGAAGCGCCGCTGTATACGCGCAAGGTCAGACTTGAAGTGGTACGCAACCAGTACCGACGCGCCGGCCGCCTCCTCAATGATGCTTTCGAGCGCTTGCAGTTTTTCATCGTGCATCTCCACCCACTCGTCGTTCGACCCGTTAATGTATGCGGCTCCGCTCGCGAATTGAAGACATTTGATCGTCTTCGCAGCAGCGCCGAACGCCTCGATCTCGTTGTTCTCCAGCACCGTGTACAGCTCGCGCTCCATCTCCTGGTAGTGCTTGCGCTGCTTCGGCGGCAGGTCCACGTAAAGAGTGTTTACAACCGGATCCTTCACGTCGAACCAGTCCTTCACGTCGAGCGTGAGGCACACGTCCTTGACCAGCACCTCGATCTCCTTCTGCGCGTGCGGGAAGGGGATCCTCTCGACGTACGCCTTGCCGGAGTTGTTCGCGGCGTCCTTCGCATTCCGGAACCCGAACCACCGGTTCATGAACGCCGTGTAGGTGCTGCCCAGCCTGGCGCCCTGGTCGATGAACCACATCTGGCCCCACAGGTCTTTGACACCGTTGGGTACCACAGTCCCTGTCAACCCAACCCAGCGCTTCACGTGCTTGTGGGCAACTTTGCTCAGCGCCTGCGCGCGCTTGCCGCCCTGCTTCGTACGGAAGTTTTTTGTGCGCGTGCACTCGTCTGCCACTACCATGTCCCAGAACCACTTGTCACCCACCGTCTCGATCAACCAGACCAGGTTGTCGTAGTTGGTAGTGTAGATGTCAGCCTTCACCTTCAAGGCCGCCAGGCGTTCGACTGGAGTGCCAACGATGGTCGACACACGCAGGTGTGAGAACTCGGCCCACTTCTTCACCTCGTCCGGCCACGTGCTCTGGGCCACGCGCAGCGGGGCCAGCACCAACACCTTGCGGGCCGACCCGGACATCAGCAGGATGGAGATGGCCATCAGCACCGAGCTTGTCTTTCCCATACCCATGGGCACCAACAGCATGCTGCGGTGGTGCTCCACGATGTGGTTCCACATCAGCGGCTGGAAGGGGCGAGGGGTGAGATGGCGTAACGTCATTGCACCGGTCTGCTTAGTGCTTCTTCTGGGGTCCACCCAGATACCACGATTCTGTACCGAATGGTGCTACTTTTCAGCTTGGTGCTCTCTGCCCACTGAGCCAATGTTTTTGTGACCCCGAATGCAGTAATCCGCAAGTTACCTCTCCGGTTGTTACCTTGGGTTTTTCTCGTGGCCCACACGCAATTGCCAGGCCCGTAGCCTTCAGAGTTCCTCTCCCGCTCCAAGGTGTGCCAAGGCGTCGGTCGTGGCCCCATGTCCTGGTAAAACCGGCTGAATGTTGACCACTTCTCGGAGACCTCCAACCCTCTCCCGCCGTAGTTACGGTAGGACTTGCTCTTCAAGTTGCTGCAGCGTTTCCACATGCCACACCAAACTCTGTACTCTGGTAGGTGCCCCATTCCGTGTTTTTCACCGTGGGTGCAACCGCACGACTCACTGTTCCCGGATTTCAGGTTGCAACCCTCCACCAAGCACAGGGCACCACAGTCGCACACGCAATACCACTGAGTGCGACCGCCGTGGTCGGCACGAGGCATGTCCGGGCCCCGCTCCAGAACCTCCAACATGCCGAAACGCCTACCGGAGAGATCGACCAGTCTGCTCATGTCTTCAATCCTAGAAGTTCTGCGTCGCGTTTCCTGGCCCGTCGATCTGCGCACACCTGCGCCCGGGTCCTCGTCGGCTTCTTTGCATCCTTGCCGGGCCCGAGCCGGTAGATGCGAATGCTGCACCGGCCGAGGGAGTCCAACTCCCAACCCGAGATGTGGGCCGCGCCGGCCTTGTGCATGGCCTTGCCGTACTGCAGCACCGTGAGGTAGTGCAGGCCGGTCTCCGCGGCCAGCTCGCGGCACGTCATCGTGCCGTCGATCATGGCCTTGACGAGCATGGCCATCATCATGGCATTGACCTTCATGCCAGCACCTCGTCCACCCGCTCGAACGAGTCCACGATCTCAACCTGCTGGCCGCGACGGCGCATGCGCTCGTGCTCACGGTCCTGCTGGCGCTCGTGGGCGTTGGACGGGAACCCAGCCGCCAGCCCAGATGCCTTGAGTTCAACCCACACGATCCGCCCGTCAGGGAACATCACCACCCGGTCCGGGCAGCCCTTGCGCCCGACCCAGGCCGCCTTTCGGACCAGGCAGCCCTGGGCGTTGGCCTGCTCCACGAAGTACGCCTCGATCCTGCTCTCACGCATTCTTGCGCTCCTTGGGTCGTGCCGTAACGTCTGCGTCGGGGATGCCGCTGATCGGGCGCAGGTAGTCGTCAGGGCACAGCACCTCGGTGCACATGCGGTACTGGAGATCGACCAAGCACAGCGTCACGAGAGGCCGACCCGTGGCCGTGCAGTGCCAGTACGGCCCGGGACCTGGTAGCCGCCAGTCGTAGTCGCGCTTGCCCACCTCGACGATCGCACCGATGTTCTCAGGCCGCTCGTCCTTGATGATGATCGCCAGATCGCCGGTTTTCACGTTCGTCATGTCAACTCCTGTCAACCCACCTGTAAACCGCTGACCTGTCACGCGACCCGTCTCTGACGATAAGGCCCTCGGCTTCGAGCACGGCGAAGTACCGAGCCGTGGTGTCTACGCCGGCACCTGTCACCTTCACGACTTCGCGCACGGTCCTGGGGGTCCTCCACAACAGCCCTACCACGTCCCCAAACTTGCCGATCCACGTACCCGGTGACTTCGCGTTCACGCGTGTGCTTCTGGTCATGGCAGCACCTTGAACGGGTCGTCGATCTGGCACACGTGCTCGCCCGGACCGAGGTTGAAGAGGACCCACTTGCCGGTCTGCTGGCGCCAGCGCACGTCGCGGCTCCCGCAACGGTTGCAACGGGTCAGGGGTCGGTACTCGTCGTCCAGGTTCTCGTCCTCATCACCGTCCCACAACCGATCGAAGTGGTCGTCTGCGATCTCACCCATGCCTCACCCCTTCCTATTGCGGTAGGTCTCGAACCCGGCAGCCGCCAGCGGCAAGCCGGCGTTCCAGGGCAGTTCAGCGCACATCATCTCCGCCAGCTTCTCGTGCGTGAAGTCCCCCGTGTCGGGGACCTCGGCTGCGATCTCATCGTGCACGTGGAAGACGATCGGGTAGCCGGCGGCTTCGATTGCCGGCATGCAGTCCGAAAGCTGGTCTGCGGCTACGGCCTGGGTGCCATTCTCGATGGTCTTGCCGCCATACGTGCTCAGGCGCTCCCACTTCCGGCTGTACTGGTTGAGCCCCATGTAGCTCAGGGTCCCGGTCTTGGGGTCCACCTGCGGCTGGGGGTAGCACAGCACCCGGCCGTTGGGCAGCGCCATGCGCAGCCAGGCCCCGTCGCGACGGAACGCAAGCCGGCGAGCCCGGAATACGGTGCCAGGGTTCAGCACAGCATTTTTGGCTGCAGCTTCGGCCTCACCCCACAGCGCTTCGATGTTCGGGTGGGCCCGGCGCCAGAGGCGCTTCAGCGAGTCGCAAACCACGAACACCTTGTCGCTCAGTCCGAACTGGACTTTCGACTTGGCTGCTGCCACGTCATCGGGTCTCGTAGCCATCGCGATGTCGAGTGCCATCTCGTACTGCGTGTCAGTGATCTTCCCGGTCTTCGGGAGCAACCCGACCCTCCGCAACAACGCCGTCAACGCGGTGTGCTCCACCCACTCCCGGAAGCTCTCCGCCTCGTCGACCACGTCCCCCGGCAGCACAGGCCACGCGGCCTCAGCCATGGCCGTCAGGTCGATGCCGTAGGTCGCGGCCCCGGTCAGGAACGCCCCGACTCCGCCCTGGTAGCCGAGCATCAACTCCAGCACCTTGCCGATCTGGCGCTGGTCGTGCGTGACGGTTTCGTGCGACACGTTGAACGCGCGAGCGTACGAGAGCTTGTACAGATCCGGGCCAGTGCCCGCGTCGTAGTCCCGGAACGCCTGCAGCTTCCACTCCTCGCCGGCCAGCCACGCCAGCACACGGCCTTCAATGTTGGCCAAGTCCGCAATCACGAGCTTCTTGCCCGGAGCCGCGACGATGCAGCCGCGGATGCAGCAGCTTGCCAGCCGGATCACATCGCCGTGGGTCAGGTCGGCAGAGCCACCCTTCAGTGCCTCGATGCCCGAGTTCACGTACTGGAGGATGTGGGCGTCCTTGACCTTCTCCTTGGGCAGGCCCCACCAGGCGGCAATCGTCGCCGTGTCCATCCGCGGCATGTTGCCGTGCTGGAACAGTCGGTGGGCCCAGCGGCCGGTGCGGAACGCGCCGCGGAACTGGGCCCCGCCACGCAGCCGCCCGTCCTGGTTCACGGCCTTGAGCAGCGTCTTGTACTTGCTGACGCTGTTCATGGACGACTGCAGCCGGATCGCGATCAGCTCCCTCACGCCGTCAGGCAGGTCCGGGTCCTTCAGCCGGCGCTCCAGCGTGTCGGCCTGCATGTCAGGCAGGTCCACGCCGTGCGACGCCAGGATCCACTCCAGCAGCGCGTCGCGCTGGGTGGCCGCACCCACCTCCCCGTCCGTGATGACGACCGTGCGCTCGTTCAACGTGGCCTTGGCCTTGGCCACGGCCTCCACCGCCGCGACGGCCAGGTCTTGGTCCACGCAGAACCCGCGCTGGTTGATCGTCAGGTCGATGTGCCACAGCTCGACCTGGCGGCCGGTGTAGTTCCACTTCGGCATCTTCCGGTGCGCCTCACGCATCACCGTGATGTCGCGGCCGGCGTAGCGGATGAACGCCGCCCACTCCGCGGGGTGCGTGTGCTTGGTGGCCCGGTTCGTGCCGTACTTCTTGATGAAGGCTTCGCCTTGCGGCTTGCAGAAGAGGTGGATGTACTTCTTCCCTTCAGTGTCCTTGCGCTTGGCCTCGTCGATGTTGAGGGCGTGCCCGAGCTTCTCCAGCGAACCGGGCAGCCCGTGGCAGAACGCCTGCACCATGGTGTCCCGGCGTCTCGACTTGGTGATCCACTTGGCCAGGCCGGGCAGGGCCTTGTCCAGCACCACGAAGTCGAACATGCCGGAATTGTGCCCCCACACGAGGCACTCAGGGTCGGCCAGGGCCTGCTCCAGGTCCACCGGCGGGAACTGCCAACCAGGGCCACCCTTAGGTTGTGTTGGCGACTGGTGCCACTCGACCGTGCCAGACAACTCCTCGACCTCCGGCCAGTGCACGGTGCCGTCTGTCAGGTCCCACACCTTGACAAGCCCGTCGCCTGTGGCGTACGACCAGAGCATCACCTCCACCTGCTCAGCGTAGCGGTGCACGCCGTCCTTGATCGGGACGGGGCTGAAGGTTTCGAGATCAAAAAAGAAATTCTTCACGGGTCAGAAAAGCCTGTTGGGGAACTTGGTGTCGATCTGAACCAACTCGTCGTGGGCCGCGATGGCTTCACGCACGATGCGCAAGTCGAAGCACTGCACCGACATCGGGTCGGACTTCCACTCAGCGACCACCAGCTTGAAGATCTCAAGCGCGCGGTCTTCCAGTTCGATGCGACGATCGTGGGCTTCCGCCGCTTTGCGACGGTAGTCGTGCGGTAGCGAACGTTCCATCACGACTTCTCCTTCGGAGGGGGTGGCGGAGGTGCCACCCACCGCGGGCAGTGGCTCAGGGTGCGCTTGCCGCCGCACAGGGGGCAGGTGTTGGACCACTTCACGACCGCCCCTTCGCCAGCTTGCTGATCTCGGTCTCCAGACGGTGGATGCGCTTGCGCAGCATCGGCACCACGGCGTCGAAGTATTCCTTGTTGCTCACGGCGTCGATGAGTTGGCCGCGGGCCTCCTCCAGCAACTTCTTGCGCCTGCGGTCGGTGCCTGCGATCTGGAACGGGTTGAAACGGTTCAGGAATCCCATCAGCTTTCTCCGGGTTGGTGGGTTTTGCTTTGTGCTGCCACCCCTCGTGGAGTGGCAGACCAAAACATCTTCAGATCACAAAGTCACATCAGCCCAGGTCGCCCTCACCACCACCACCACCACCACCACCACCACCACCACCACCACCACCACCACCACCACCGAACGCGTCCGCGT